CTATAAAGTCTTGCTTTCGCGTCTTAAATATACAGTGAAATCAAAAAATTCCGGACAAATATTTTAAGACATTAAAGTAAACGATTGATTTCACTATATAAAAACAAAAACAAAATTTGATCGATAGAAAATGAAAAAAAATTCCGGAGATAATTTTAGGTCTATACAAGTCGATCCAATTACAGGAGAGTATTATATTGAAATACCTGAATGGTTGATGAATGAACTCTCTTGGTATGAGGATACTGAAGTTAAATTAAAACTTGATGGAGATGAAATTATCATTTCTGAGAGAGATTGACAACGACTAGATAATACTGTATGATATGAAAGTAACGACATTCAATTATGGCTAGAGGATTTACTGTTAAAGCAAAAGCACCGATTGCAAAGACTGAGCAAGAGTTTGATTATGATAAAGCACGTGAGATGATTCGTGGTAAGTCAGTTGTATTTTGTCTTCCTGGTCGTGGTGTTTCTTATACGTTTTTAAAGAACTTTGTTCAACTCTGTTTTGATATTGTGCAATCTGGCGCAAGTATTCAGATTTCACAAGACTATAGTTCAATGGTGAACTTTGCACGTTGCAAGTGTCTGGGCGCGAATGTTCTGCGTGGACCTGATCAACTTCCTTGGGATGGAAAATTGAAATATGATTGGCAATTGTGGATTGATAGTGATATTGTATTCAATACAGAAAAGTTTTATCAATTAATTTTATTGGATCAGGACATTTCTTCTGGTTGGTATTGTACAGAAGATGGACAGACAAGTTCTGTTGCACACTGGATGGATGAGGATGATTTCCGTAATAATGGTGGTGTGATGAATCATGAGACATTGGAAACGATGTCGAAGCGTAAAAAACCATTTACAGTGGACTATGCTGGATTCGGATGGTTGTTAATTAAACACGGAGTGTTTGAACATCAAGAAATGAAATACCCTTGGTTTGCACCTAAGATGCAAGTCTTTGAGTCAGGTGAAGTTCAGGATATGTGTGGAGAAGACGTATCATTCTGTTTGGATGCAAAAGAAGCAGGATTTGAAATCTGGTGTGATCCTCGCATTCGCGTTGGGCACGAGAAGTCAAGAATCATTTGAGATGGCTAACGAACGGTATACGATTCTCTATAAGGGGGAAGTAATATATCATCATCTTACAGAGGAACAATATCTCGATACAATGGAAGATCTGGCAGAACAATTCTATCAGACAGGTACTCCAAGTTCGGGAGATCTTAAAACTGAAATTTATGTAGAGGAACGCGAATGGCAAAATCAAAAGTCGGTTTAAACAAGAGTTCTTATAGTCCTGGGCCGCCTAAAAAATCTCGTCAGGGAGCAGGAAATGGTACGAAGTATGCCGCATCTTCTCGCAACGGAGCTCCTAAAAAATATAGAGGACAGGGTAAAGGATGAATCCATTATGAGTTGTCTAATTACAAATCTACCTGCACAGAAAGTTTGGGTTCGTAAAGAGTATCTACGTGATCTACAGGATGGGCACGGTGAGTTTGTTGAGGGTGTCTGGGTCTCGGCAAAGTCAATACCTGGACGTGCTTTTTATTTTGAGACTTATTTACCTGAATATGGAGCAATGTTTGATAAACTGCCGATATCAGCATTCGTTGCATCTCCAGAAACTCCAACTCCTGACTTAGATCTTCCAAATTTACAGTTCTGGAACTGTATGGACTACGGAATTACCAATATTCATAAACAATTTACGGGATCCATGCGTTGGGTTGTACGTACTCGTCACTTTGGTGAGATCAATGGGTCTTATATTTGCACACTTGATAACTATCACGAGTCCACAGACGAAGTTGACTACAGCACCAGTGAAATTCCTCAAGAACACAAGTCATTTAATCTGATAGAACTTGAAAATGGTCAGTATGCACTCTATCCAAACAACCGATGTCGCATATATGACGTGTCATTGACTCCATCAGAACCAAAAATACCTGATTTTAAGGTTTCAACGCAGTGGTTTGAAGTTGAAAATGAACTTGAATGGGGTCGTTTAGGTGATTGTGACGAATATTTCTATACAACACCCGAAGAACGGGAAAATAAATAACTTTTTACCAAAAATTGAGTTGAAACAGTATTCAATGGGCAAACACCTGCTCTTAGAGGTGTATAATGTTGAGTTTGAAACGATTAATAACATACAATCGCTTCAGAATGCCATGATGACAGGCATTCAACGTGCAAAAATGGAGATTTTAAACACATTTTCTCATCATTTTGTGCCACAGGGGTGTACAATCGTGATTGCACTTGCAGAAAGTCATGTTTCTTGCCATACTTGGCCTGAAAATGGGTGCTTAGCAGTGGATGTGTATACCTGTGGCAATGGAGATCCACGTTTGATTGCCTTAGAAATCTTAAAATACCTCGATTCGGACTCATATTCAATACGTGAAGTGAATCGTTAAATAGAAATAAGGAGATAGCAACCTCCTTTATAAAAGTTCTGTTTTATTCATTAAAACAGGAGCTAAAATGTCTAATTTACCAGTCGATAGAGATCTCAATTATATGAGAGAAATGTGGGGTACTGCTAAACTAATTACAGATTATGAGGCAACGCCACCAAAAAGAGTCATTCAAGAGGTTATGCATGACTTGGCACCTAAGCATGATCTTAAAAAACAAGTTGAACTTCATGAAAAAATCCGTAATGATGAAGATTATGATGATTGGAATTATGGTACAGAACCAGTTTATGGATCTCCCTGGCACTGAATATAAATAAAGCAAGAAAACTTTTTGACAAATGACGATTAAAGGGGTATCTAGGGGTTTTAAAGACATTAGTTTGTCTTTTGAACCCCACCCTGTGACAAAAGATTTGCCTATTTTAAAAAATGAAGCAGCGATTCGTCGTTCTGTGAGAAATCTGGTTGAAACTATACCCACTGAAAGATTTTTTAACTCAATCATCGGATCAAACGTCCGTTCAAGTTTATTTGATTTTGTTGATTTTGGTACTGCATCAGTTATTGAAGACCAAATTCGTGTTACCATTGAAAATTTTGAACCAAGAGTTACAAATCTAAGGTTAGATGTTGATCCACAACCAGATGATAATACATTTGAGATTACTGTCATCTTTGAAATTATTGGTCAACAGTTTCCTGTACAAGAATTTTCATTTTTACTAGAGGCAACAAGATAAAATGCCTTTTACTAAATTTTCTAATCTAGATTTTGATCAGATTAAGACCTCTATCAAAGATTATCTTCGTGCAAACTCAACATTTACGGACTTTGACTTTGAAGGGTCTAATTTTTCTATCTTAATTGATACGCTCGCCTATAACACATATATTACAGCGTTTAACTCTAATATGGTTGTGAATGAATCTTTCTTAGATTCAGCAACTTTAAGAGAAAATGTTGTCTCACTAGCAAGAAATATTGGTTACGTACCACGCTCTAGATCGTCCTCTAGGGCAACTGTCAGTTTTAATGTTCCAACTACCAGCTCGTCTTCTACACTGACCTTAGACGCTGGTCTAGTGTGCGTTGGGACAGCAGATAATAGCGATTATATCTTTTCAATTCCAGAAAGTATCACAACAACGATTAATTCTGGAATCGCATCGTTTAATAACATCAACATTTATCAAGGAACCTTTTTAAGAAAGACATTTGTTGTTGATGGATCATTAGATCAGAGATTTATTCTTGATAACTCTTTTATTGACTCTGCAACCATTGTTGTTTATGTTAAAGGCATAAGTGATACTGGACTTGGAAGAGAATATAAAAAAGTTGATAACATTTTAAATATTAATAAAACATCTGAAATTTATTTGATACAAGAGGTTCAGGATGAAAAGTATGAACTTTTATTTGGTGATGGATATTTTGGTAAAAAATTAGTTAATGGAACTGTTATTACCGTTACTTACATTGTAACTGAAGGTAAGGATGGTAACGGTGCTTCTAATTTTTCATTCTCTGGTAGATTTCTAGATGCTAATAATGTAATAGTCATTCCATCTGGATCGATTACAGTCACCACAGTCTCTGCTGCAGCAAATGGGTCTGATATTGAGAGTGTGGACTCAATCAAGTATTTTGCTCCTCGTATTTACTCTTCACAATATCGAGCGGTAACTGCAAGAGATTATGAGGCAATTATTCAATCCGTTTATCCCAATACAGAATCTGTTTCTGTCGTTGGTGGTGAAGAATTGTCTCCACCACAATTTGGTAATGTTCTTATTAGTATTAAACCTAGAAATGGAGACTTTATTTCTGACTTTGATAAACAGACTATTCTAAGTAAACTTAAGAACTATTCTTTAACAGGAATCAATCAAAAAATTATTGATCTTAAAGTTCTTTATGTTGAAATTGATAGTGCTGTCTATTATAATAATCCTCAAGTCACTAATGTCAATAATTTAAAGACGAACATAATTTCAACTTTAAACACATTTGCAACATCTAATATTAATAAATTTGGTGGTAGATTTAAGTATAGTAAACTTTGTCAAACAATTGATAATGTTGATAATGCAATTACCTCTAACATTACCAGAGTTGTCATTCGTAGAAATCTTAAAGCATTAATCGATACTCCTGCTCAATATGA